GGAGCACGTTTAACAGCTAAATAATAAGAAAGTCCTGCAACTAAACACGGTAAAAAACGAAAAGGAACATCGGGAGTGTTTTGTGAAGTTCCTACGTCTTCAATGCGTTTTACACGATAGTATACTAATTGATCTGTAGAGTTAATTGGAGCAGGCCATACAGTAATAATAGGTGTTATTTGTCTATCTATGTAATATTGAGTAGGTCTTCCCTGGGATGTTTTATCAGGAATAGCAAGATAATCTCCTCGACTTATTCTTCCTATCGATATATCAGAACCATCTCGACGTATAACCGCCTCTAAGATATCCACTGTAGCTTGTGTATCTATTAAACTAGGAACAGTAGTTACTGCTGTTACTGTTCCGCTAGTGCTTCCTGTAACATCATCTGTTGCTACAAAAGTTCCTACGGGCACCGTTATAGTAATGGTAGTAGCTGTAGGTTTAGTAATAACCTTAGCAGTGGCTCCGCTTACAGAACCTGTAATTGTTTCGCCAATAGTCAAATTAGCAGAAGCAGCTACTGTTAAAGTAATTGTTCCTAAAGGATATTCTGTAATAGCAGATGTTGTAGAAAGTTGTGCCATAGTTTGTGTCACTTCTTCTACCACCCAAAGATTTAAACCACGATTAGCCCAATCTGAGAACAAAAGATTTAAAGAAAGACGTGCTGTTTTAGCGTCATAACCTGTACGTAATTCTAAACCGCAACGTTCATAAGCTTCTTCAATAATTTCTGCTATACTTAAATTAAAATCTACAGTTCCTGAAGTAGCCATATGTTTATCCTCTCGCTATTTTTTCAAAAATACCTTTTTCAGGAGCTCCTTTATCTCCTGGTTTACGCATTTTTTCTCCTGAACCATCAGCAATTCTTTGTCTTTTAGCATGAATATTGGCATAAAGTCCGGCACCGCCTTTCTTATACCTTTTTTTAGGACGTGCGTCAGGAGAATGAACTCCGCCATGCATATACACATAAGCATGATCGCCAAAAGATATTTTGTTTTTATTTGCATTTCTTGCTGAAATGTTAACTACTGAATTGTATCTCATAAAAACCTCCTATGTATTACCGTAAATCTTAATACATTCTAATATAATAGTATAGGAATCATTAGCGGCTTCATTTTTTGTTCCAAAATATACATCGCCATTAGCTCCGCCTGTACCAAAAGTAGTAGGATTAGGAAGTCCGCTAAAACTAGAAAATTCTAAGTTATCACTGTAATTTTCTGGAAGTTGTATCGCCATAACTTGTGTGCTTGCGTACCAATTAATAATAACGTTTAAACCTATATTAGAATACCAAATTTTATTTATTCTTACTCCTATACAATCATTTCCATTGACAGGGTTTTTAGATAACTCAGAAACATCTATCTTTTTAACAGGTGTACTTTCACCGGTATCGACATATGTGTGAACAAAAGAAGCAACATACTTCTGAGGGCCATCCATAATAACAGTATTGGTGTTTGTATCAGCCATAATTTTTCTCCTAAAAAAGGAGCTTCCGAAGAAGCTCCATTAATTAATTAAGTAGACTCTTTACCGTCGTCTTTTACATAATAGTAAATAACGCCTGTGATTGTTCCTCCAGTAGGAGCAGAACCACCGTGTCCACCTACAACTTTAATTCTTTCTGTAGCTGGTACGCCTACATCTCCTAAGTCAACACCAGCAGTGCTATCACCGCCCCAGATAGTTAGTACTGCTCCTGAGTCTGCGTCTGCCGCATCTAAATATCCATCTGTGTTAACAAAAGTTGTGCCGCCATCATAGTCAGTATAACCCATATCTAATGTAGGGTTAGTTCCGCCAGTTGCGTCACCATTAAAACTAATACCTAATACTACTGCATTTTTAGGAAGAACTACTTTTCTTGTATCGGTTGCTGATACTTGAACATCAGTTCCTGCTGCTACAGTTGGTACTAAATAAAATTGAGCCATCATCATCATGCCGCCACAATAAGTTTCTCTTTTATTGTCACCGCCATTTGAACGAACATTACTTGCAAAAGTTGTGTTAGCCATATTTACCTCCTCATAAAGGGTTTGCTTTTAGCGTCTTATGAGTATCTGCTAGGACAGTCGCTAAAAATTATATATTACCTAGAAAGCGGGGGGAATGTTCCCCCCACTCAATTCGTCTTATGATGTTCCTGGAGATCCATAAACACAACGTGGATCTGAGTAACCGTAGCTGTAACGCTCACGGGCTTTAAATCTTACGTTGCCTGTATCGAAATCGCCTTCCATCTTAGTAGACATGCTTAAACGTTCAAAGTGAATAAATCCACGTGGAGCGTCTGTTTTCACAAACCATGCGTTAGCATCGTTTAAGAAGTGATTAACTGTGTAACCCTGTGGAAGCATTCCCATGTTTCTCATAGCGTTAACATCGTTATCAGCAGTCCCAGGACGTAATGTAGACTCAAGAAGTCTATCAGCTACGAACTGTAAGTTGGATGGAACTATCAATTTAGTACCTTGTACGGACACTTTTAAACCGCGTTCGTCAACGTAACCGCCTATGTCTATTAAAGCATTTTCAAGACTAGTTTCGTTAAGGTCAGCAGCTGTTGTAGGTCTATTAGCAAATGTACTACCAGTTACCAATGGGTGAGATGTATTAACTAAACTTACACCATCACCACCTGTTATAGTAGCTGTGAAAGCATCGTTTAATATAGTTGCACCTTTAACCTGTTTAGTGTGTGCCATACTTCTTGCTAAAGCTTTTGTATAACGAGAAGCTAGACGATCATAAAGATTATCTTCGATCGCTTCTTCTGTTATTGAGAAAGCTAATGCAATTGTTTCGTTATTATACCTTGCGGTATAAGCTTCTTGTGCATCGTCAAATGATACTGCACCACCCTCGCTTTTAACGGGTGCTGCGCCAAAACCAGATAGCATTACTTCTTCTTCGAATGCTCTTTCTGATGATTCTGTATCAAAGATTTCTGCCGCTTCGTTTTCATACCTGTTATACTCAAGACCAAAAAGGGCGTTGAGTCCAGGTTCTAGCTCTTTGGCGAGCTGTGCTCTAGATATTGCCATATTTCAAGTCCTTCCTATACGCCGGTTGTTGAAACGGTACCTTGGACGATAGATCCAGTAGGTGCGTTAAAATGGTTATTAATACGAACGATTAAGCCAATTCCTACAGCAGTAAAATCTGCATTTGCAGGATCGTCTTCAATGCCTACAATACGTAAAGGAAAAGTGTTAGTTGCTGCTGCTGTGCTTAAATCAACACTAGCTGAAGAAATACCAGTAGTTGTAGAACCACTGTTACCACTTGCCATTTGAACATTAGAAAAAACATCAGCTCTTACTAAAGCTTCTGTTGCTGCACCAGTGTTAACACTAGTTGCTATTACAAACAGTTGATTAGGATCGTCGTACACGAAAGCCTTTACTGGGTGGTTACTATCCGCTCCAGATCCAGGCCAATAATTACTCCAGGTTGTTTTACCTGTTGTGCTAGAAACATATTCACACCCCCAAAACACACCTACTATAGAGACTGTTCCCCCTGCAGCAGCTTGTAAGTCATCAATAACTCCAGCAGCTGTAGGAATAACGGCTTGTCCTCTGTATAGTACGTTTGAATTGTCATAGGCGATTCTATATTCTGTGGCACCTGTAGTATTTGCACCTTGACCAAGCATTTTTAAAGGTCTAAGTCCAAAAGCTCCATTAATATTTGCCATTATAGTATATCCTCTTCTATAATACGGTTAAAAAAATTAGTCCTCACTCTTGCGAGAACCTCCAAATGTTACACGAGTTTCTCTTTCTGGCTTATGAATAGCCATTGCAGGATGCTGAGAACGAGCTAACTCATTATCAACAGCTGACATTTGATCGCGGGTTCGTGCCCGATAATAGTCATCTCGCTGTTTTGCGATTTCAATGGGTAACCTGCCAAGTAACAATCCACCTACTCCAATAACTCCGGCATGTTTGCCATCGTCTATTGTTGGAGCATCAAAATCTGGGTATTCGTCTCCTCGTACTAATTCCCAACCTTCTCGTGACATGGCTGAAACATTTTTACGATCGTCAAAACCCATAACTTCTGCACGAATCCACCTATGAACATAACCTTCTGGTGGTTCCGGTGCTTCTAAAGCTGATGGTGGCTTCCAGGGCCCTCTGCGTGCATTTTTTTCGCGAGTGTCTTGAGCACGTGATATTCTCGTATTACTTTGGGGAGTTGTGTTCTCCGTTTTTTCGTTTGTCATATTTTTACTCCTTCACATATTTTGCGTATTCTTCTAACGGTACGCCTAGTTTCTTTGCTATTGCTACTTGTGAGGGCGACAACCGCACACTTTTTCGTCCACCTTTGTTGCGGGATTTAGAAGTCTCAGCAGACGCAACTTTACGACTTCCTCCGTTAGTAGTCTGTGTTCCCAGCTTATGAGGAAACTCAGACGCTAATCTTTTATCGAGTTCAGCATAATATGCTTCACTTGATGGGTCAAACCCTTCATCCTCAATTAAACGCCTGTGGATGCCAAATGAGGCATATGTCATAACTTCATCTTGACCAAACCACTCATTTTTGTTAGCCCACGCTTCCGCTTTTGGATCTGGCGGCTGCTGCGTTTGTTGTGGCTGCTGCATTTGTTGAGGTACAGGTTGTTGAGTTTGAGGCGCAGGATCAATCTCTCCTATGGGTTTCTTTAACTTTGTTTTTTCAACTGTTAAAGTAGCCAAAGCTTCTTGCGCTTCTATAAGTCTGTCACTATCTCCAGACTCATGTGCATCTTTCATTGCACGTTTTGCGCTATTAAGCTGAGATTCTATCCGTCCTCCAAATTCTTCTTGATATCCTTTATCTAAATTTTGTAAACGATTTTTTAAAGACTCATTTTCTTTCTTAACGTTTTCTGCAAATTCAACCGCCGATTGTTTTTGGCGTTCTTCTTCGCGCATACGTTTAGTAAGTTTATCAATACGGGTTTTAACACCTGCACTGTAATCTTCTAACTCATCTTTTTTTTCTTCATCTTTTTCTTCGATTATTTCAGTTTCTTTAGGTGGTTCCGTTTCGCTTTTAATTTGTTTAGCGTCAGGATTTACATCTACTTCTACGGCTTCTTCTTCCGCTTCGCCAACGTCTAGTTTTTCGTCTGCCATTTTATTACTCCTTTAATAGCTTTCTACTTTCTATATATGTTTAACATCATCAGGTTCTAAAATTGTAGCAATCACTTCGTCATCATTAATGATACGAACTTCTCCGCCATCTATTTTAAAACGCGCTCCAGCGTATCGGCCAATACAAACCCATTGACCTTCGTTGCACCAAACAGGTTCGCCTGATCCAAACTTTGCAGGATCTTTATAAGCTAAAGGTCCTATTTTTAGTACATAAGCAACGACGGTTGCCAATTGCTCACGTTCTCGCACAGCATCGGGAATATAAATTCCTGAGTCTGTTGTAGCTTTCCCCATATAAGGCATGACTAAAATACGCCATCCTGTTGGTTGAGGAAGTCTTTCCTTGAGGTTTTTCTCTATTAAACTCGGATCAAGAACTTTCGTATCTTGCGGTTTATAAAGTGGTTCGACATTAATCTTCTTAGTTTTCTTCTTTGCTTTCGCAACGTGATCGGGCACATAAAGTGTTTTCGACATAAGTTTTACCTTTCATTAGCTTTCTTCTTTCTCGTTTTTATCCAGAGCATCTTTAACTTCTTGCTCTGCAAATTGCAAACCTTTTAACTCGCCTGCCAGTTGGCGGTAGTCCTCCATAGTTTTAGGACTACCAGCGAGTATGGCCTGTTCTGTTAATGCTATTCTTTCTTGTAACGCTTTAAGAATAGCATATGCAAAATTCAATGGATCCACTAAAAAGATCCTCTAAACTTCGTTCCTTTTACCATCGCTCCTGTGCCACGAACACCTTCCGTTTCACCTAATGAAGCGCGTGAGTTATAACCTTGTATGATTTTAACGTCTGCTCCTACTTCCATAATACCTTCTTCTGCTAATGAATGTTGTTTATCAAAGTCGGCTTCGGATGGAGAATAGCCTGCGTCTTCTTGTCTTTCCATAGAAATACTTAAACGACTACCTTCTTCATCTCTAAACTCAATGTCAACACCGCCATGTGCATAGTTTTTAGCAACGCCACCATCTTTACGATTAATTTTTTGATTTGGTCTTTTCCCAAAAGCACCGTAAGACTCATCACGACGATCTCTCATGCTTTGGCTTTTTGTTCTTTCAGCCCCAGTACGCATTCCTAAAGATTCGTCTTCCCTAGCAGCATAACCTTGGCCTCCTTTATTATAAGACATACGCTCACGTTGAATATCGGTCATCCGCTTTCTATTTTCTTTTCTAGTTGATCTTCTTCTTTTTGCTCTTTCTATAGCCTCTTCTTTTTTAACATTGTTTTTAGCTCTTTTTATGTCTTCTACATCAGACTTTAAATCTATTTCATACTCAGTATCCGCTATAGATAAAATCTTTTTTCGTGCTTCTTTTATTTTCTTTTCTTCTTTTTTTATATCTTTTCTTGCTTCTAGACTCTTAATGTTAGGATTATATTTGCCCATTATTCTTCTCCTTGGTTAATAGTTTCCACTAAAATTACGTCCTCGTATAGCTGCTCCACCTGTAAACATACTATCTCTTACGTTTGCTTCTTCAAAATCTAATGTGAC